TCGTATGTAATATTTGCTGCAGGTACAATGTGTTGGGTTGTAGTATTACCTACAGACAACACACCAGTATGATATGCACCAGTGGTATTGGCAATGAATGAGGTGCCAACAGTGTGACTGGCTGCATTCACAGTACCGGTATGATATACGCCAGTAGTGTTGGCAATAAAACTGGATCCAATCGTATAACTGTTAGCATTTACAACAAGATTGGTTGTATTTGCTTCTATGAAAGATGGTAGCTGTGATAACTCTGAAGCTTTTGTCATGATTTTATGTTCTTGTTGTTGACATTTGAGGGATTATCATATACAATAAATCCTCGATTTCTTGATATTTATGCATTCTGAAACGCATATATAATTAACATTGATCTTATTATTGAACCAACATGGAACTTAAAATGGAAACAAATGAGCTTGCCCAAAACGCAAAGGGCGGCACAGAGCTTATGCAAGAAGCTCTCTACAAACAACTACCGGAAGACCTTCTCCAATACTTCCAAATCATTCCTTCTCGCGTCCGAGAAGTAGATGATAGCAAGATCAAAATCTACTGGCTTCACGACCTACCAGGTGATCCAGAATCAGAACATCTAAAGCAAGGTGGCTGGAATAGATTCGATAAGCTCGTGTTTGTATCCAACTGGCAGATGCAAGCATATCAAAAACACTACGGTCTTCCTTGGCATAAGTGTGTTGTCCTTCACAACGCTATCGAACCAATTCCGTATGTCGAAAAACCAAAAGACAAGATCAAGCTGATCTACCATACAACCCCACACCGTGGGTTGAACATTCTTGTTTCGGTGTTTGATAACCTTTGCAATGAGTTCGATAACATTGAACTTGATGTCTATTCCAGCTTTAAGATCTACGGTTGGGAGCAACGTGATGAGCCGTACAAAGAGTTGTTTGATTATTGCCGAGCTCATCCAAAGATTAACTATCACGGCTCTGTTCCTAATAGTGAAATCAGAACAGCACTACAACAAGCTCACATCTATGCTTATCCTAATATCTGGCAAGAGACATCTTGTATCAGCTTGTTAGAAGCAATGTCGGCTGGTTTGTTCTGTGTCCATCCTAACTACGGTGCATTGTACGAAACAGCATCTAACTGGACTTGGATGTATCAATGGCACGAGAATACAAAAGACCATGCAAAGATCTTCTATGAGTTGACTTCGAATGCAATTCGGTTGTACAATCACGAAGACACTGCAAAGACTCTACAAGCTCAAAAAGCATACACTGATGCTTTCTACGGTTGGCATAATAGAAAGAACCAGTGGCAGAACTTGCTCGTGTCAATGTTAGCAGATCATAAACGAATTAATTATCCACTAAAATAAAGTATATTTGATTGAATTCAATTATTATAAATAATCAATAATGATAGAATTCAATCAAGGAGACGAATGCAGTATTTTGTATATGCTATAGGTAAATCAGATGATCTTTTTTCACCATACAATAATTGTTATATTGGGGTTACAAATAAATTACAATCAAGATGGAATAACCATAAAAAATCAAAGTACACTGTCGGTAAACGTATCCGTGAAAACTCTTGGTCTTTTGAGAATAATATGATGGTAATTTTTTCTGGTTCTGATATTGAGTGTTTTAATATGGAAAGTAACATGAGACCTTTACCTGGAATGGGATTGAATGAAGCAGCCGGTGGGTGTGGTGGTTATACTAGCTATACTCTCGAAAGAAATATAAAAATATCCGAAAAACTTAAAGGTAGAAGTACAAAAGAATGGGCTTCCAAATCCTCCGAAACTAAGCGTAAAAATAAAAGTGCAGCTGGCTCTAGAAACAATAAAGCTAAATCATGGATAATAGAAGACCCTGATGGTAAAATTTTTGAAGTTAGTGGTACTTTGAAACAATTTTGTATTGAAAATAATCTTTTGGTTACTTGTTTAAGATATTATTTGGGACAAGTTGTTCCCTCCCCTAGTATAGGTGTACCAGGGGGATTCAGAAACAAAAATCAATCTTCAACAGCTCTTAGATATAATACTACCGGCTGGAGACTTAGTGAAAACTATAAAACATACTAGGAGATAAAAATTATTCTCGTAGACTTCAATCAGGTTTGCATATCTAACCTGATGGCTCAGATTGGAAACCACACAGAACTTGCTGTTGAGGAGGATCTTGTTCGTCACATGATCCTCAACTCACTTCGCCTATACAAACAGAAGTTCGGATCTGTTTATGGTGATCTTGTGATTGCCTGTGATGATAAGAACTATTGGAGGAAGTCTCTATTTCCTTACTACAAAGCTGGACGCAAGAAGGTAAGAGAAGAGAGTAGTATAGATTGGTCTGCACTGTTTGAGATTCTCAATAAAGTAAGGCAAGAAGTAAAAGACAATCTACCGTACTTGGTTCTCCAAGTAGAGAGCGTTGAAGCTGATGACATTATTGCAACAGTGTGTCGAAACACATATGATGATGTGCTGATCCTCTCAGCGGATAAGGACTTTATCCAACTACACAATGATAAAGTAATTCAGTTTGATCCTATCAGAAAGAAGAATATCAAAGTAGATAGACCTGATCTCTATCTGAAAGAACTTGTTATCCGAGGAGATAGTGGAGACGGAGTTCCGAATGCAATGTCACCTGATAATGCGTTAGTAGACGGTATCAGACAGAAGAAGATAATGAAGTCCAAGGTTGAAGAGTGGGTTAAGCTGTCATGGGATCAGTTGCTGAAAGTGGAAGAACTTCAAACTGGAATTATCCGAAACAAGAAGTTAATTGATCTTTCTGAGATACCTGATCCGATTGTAGATAAGATTCTCGATCACTACTATTCACAACTGAATGAGATGCCCAAGAAAATAAATATTATAAATTACTTTCAGCAGCACAGGTTGGCTTCGCTAATGGAGAACGTAAATGACTTTTTATAGGAATAATGATGAAACTAGGTCTAGCTGAGATATTGAAGAAGGCTTCTGATTTTGAAAAGAAGCAAGATAAGATCGATTGGTTGAATAAGTGGGACAGTGCAGCACTGAGAGCTTTGCTCAAGTACGCATACGATCCTAAAGTAAAGTTCCTTCTACCAGAAGGTGCTCCTCCTTACAAAGTAAACGATCTACCAGATCTTCAGAGTGTTCTCTATAGTGAGCTTCGTAAGTTGTATTTGTTTATTGAGGGTGGTAATCCAAATCTCAAACAAGTACGAAGAGAATACCTATTTGTACAGATGTTAGAGAATCTTGATAAACAAGATGCTGAGTTGCTTCTTGCAGTAAAAGATAAGAAGATCCCCTACAAAGGGATCACAAAGAAGTTTGTCGAAGAGATGTTTCCAGGACTATTAGAGGGATAAATGGGTAAGACGAATAAACAGTTTCGCACACTAGATGAGAAACAACACCACGTTTTTAAAGCTATCAAGAAAGAAAAGTTCGACAGGTCTGTTCGAGACATAGATAGAGCTCTACAAAATAAAAAGTATGAGCACTTCTATGATGATGTAGATTCAAAATATGAAAAGGAGTACGGAGATGCAAGGTAATTGGTTTTGGAATAATAAAGTAATGGATGCAATCGAGAAAGGTCTTCTTAACCTTACTCATTGGCTTTGGGCTAAGCGTCACAATTCAACAGAGCTTGAATCAGTTCCTGTTGCTGCACCTGTAGAAGCACCAAAGACAGAAGCTGTTGCTGTAGAAAAGAAGCCTGCAAGAAAGACAGCAGTTAAAAAAGCACCAAAGGGTAACGAGTGGTCCGTCAAGTAATATGGCAACCTACACGTTTCGAAATAAAGAAACGAATGAGATTTTTGAACATTCGATGAGAATGTCTGAATATGATTCGTACATGGAAAGTAATCCTGGTGTTGAGAGATACTATGAGCCCAGTGCAGCTCTTAACATTGTATCAGGCGTTGGTGGAATCAAGACTGATAACGGATTCAAAGAAGTGTTATCCAAGGTGGCAGAGGCTCATCCAAACAGCGAACTAGCTGGTAGGACGTTATCTAGATCTGTAAGAGAATCACAAGTTGATAGAGTAGTAAACAAATACAGATCCTAAATTGAGAAACAAATACTTTATTCACAAGCCACTACCTCGTCTTGAGCTTCCAAGAACAGAGATAGATGGCAAGAGGTACTACGTCACTCCTAACGGCGACAAGTACAGATCCGTCACAACGATCCTTTCTCAACTATCCAAAGATGGAATTCAAAAGTGGAGAAACCAGGTAGGAGAGGCTGAGGCAAATAGAATTTCAACCAAAGCATCGACCAGAGGAACAAAGCTCCATACAATGATGGAAGACTATGTGGCCAACGTCGAAGACTTTGCATTGAA